GTCAATGTGATTGTAGTAGTAGCACCTGTCAGCGAGTCGCCTTGAGAATGCCCTCTTGCAACTATATAAGTCATAGTCCATACTACTGTTTGCCCAGCAGTCATAGATGTAGTTGGTGTAAAGTGAATATGAGGGTATGCTACTGAGCCGGGCAAATAATCGTGGTCTACATGAAAATTTAGGTGCATTGTATCGCCTACAGCAAATCTGTAATTAAATATATTGTTTCCCATATTAGCCCAAGTAGGGGCTATTGCTCCACCTTGCCCAGCTGTGAATGAAATAATATTATCCCTCCACCCTGCTTTATGCTTTATAAATCCATTGCTTTGTAAGTTATGAGTTCCAACTCCTGAGCCAGTCCCTGTGTCTGAGTCTACTGCTGAGCCTATTAGAACTTTTCCAGAAGTATTAAGAGACATTACATTAGCATTCCAAGCGGTACCGCTCCAAGTATCAAATACCATAGAGCCAGTACCAGTGGCTGCAGTTCTTATAGCCCCCCAAGACTGGGTATTACTTCCTACAGAAATACCTTGTCCTACGGTGTCAGTGGCTGCTGAAGCATGAAGTATTGATTTAGGACTCGTAGTACCTATACCTACATTACCTACAAAGCTACCACCTGCAGAGAATATAGCACTCTGGTCTTGGTCTAGTGTGAGGGCATCTGTATTAGTAGTAGAGCCATTAGGGGTTGTGGCAAAAGTAACACTAGTACCATATGAACCTGTGGCAAAGTTTTCAGTTGCTCTTGCTCGCATGGTAAAGCCTCTACCTTGACCAGCACCATAGTAACCATTTGCTGAAATATATAAGAGTTGGTCATTTGTTAATACTGATGTAGGCGTAGCCTCAGTACCTCTTGACTTATAAGACTGTAACCCACCTGATACAAGCCCGTTTTGGTAGTTTATAGTATTTATTCTTGACAGATTACCGCTCGTTCCTACCAATGTTATAGGACTAGTTGGGATTACTGTATTATCCCCGCCAATTTTTAAGCTGCTATCAGAATGAATATATCCTTTTGTCGCGTTGGATGTTGATTGTAGTAATAAATTCTCGCTTGCAGCCGTGCCGCCGATTATGGTTTGCCCCCCTGTAACTCCATTCCTTCCAACCGATTCTAAGTCCAGCTTATTAAAAGCCAGTTGAGATGATGTCTCAGAGGCAGTGAGAATCCGAAGAAAATTAGTGGTGTTTGTTAATACTCCTGTAGCTGGTATATTTGATAAGCTTCCAATCGTAGAGAAGGTCGTTCCGTTGCATTTCAGTATTAATCCGTCCCCGTCATTCATTATTTTTGTCGCCGCACCGTCTATCGTTTCCGCTGCGTTGGGGTCTATGGTTATAACGCCCCCGNNCTAANNTTTTTTATGTAGCACATGAAACCGTCTCCGAGCGTTGCCGCAAGGTCGGTCTGCATGGTAAAAGGTGCGGTGCATTGAATCTCTGTCAAATGGTCTGACTTCACGATGGTATATCCAGCCCCCTTTGATTGAACCAAAACCTCTGCCAAAGTCCCATCTATAATGTCGGCGGTGTCGGCTGCGTTTCGCCTTTGAATTACCCCCAAGTCAGTTCTGGCAATTCTTTGAAACGGGTATGTTGCTGTAGGATTTGAAGCCCCTGAGTTTTGGGTTTGCGCCGCTTGAGCAGCCACATTTTTTCCAGCCCGATAGGATGCTCCGTTACTGTTCGGCTGGGTGTAGTCATTCGGGTCTTGTGCCATCCGATTAATTTTTAATCATTTATAAAAATATTGCCTAATTTTTAATCATTTTATCACGGAACGTCCACGACAAAATGTATATCATAAAGAACCGGGGTAATACCCACATCAAAGCTCTGGAGGAAAGCCCTAAACTGCACTTTTTGCAAGAGGTATTGCCCCGGCGTGAAATTCTGCCATCCGTTAAAGCCCAATCCATCGGGGTCGATATTGACTTGTAAGGTTGTTAAAGCCAGAAGAGGGTCGTTTCCGTCAACATTAGCCCATAAATCAATATCGGGTATATCGTCAATTAGCGTGTATGGGTACTCGTTTGAAGCGTCCATATTGGCGAACAAGGCAACGAGAGTCGGTGTTCCGAGGTCTGTGATGGTGTCATTGGTATAGTATCCCGTGGGCAAAATGCCGCCCGCATAGTCAGGCGGGGCGGTTGCTCCCTGTAGCTCAATGGCGTTCGTTCCGGTGTCCAGAAAAGCCCCCCCCGACAAAGTCCCCGTCCATCCATCGGCTTTTTCGTGAAACTCCGCAAAGATATTGTTGGTTATGAAGGATAAATTTACTTCAGTTGAAGTTCCCGGCATTATATCCCCGCTGGTGTAGATGAATAAGTAACGTAATTCGTTCCTTCCGCCTTGCCCGAAACCCAGTAAGTCCCGTTCCCCACTGTCTGAAATTTGGTGTCCGTAACATTTCCCACAACATTACCAAGCTCCCAAGAAGACCCTTTTCTTATTTCATAAGTAACCGTTCTTATCGGGTCTGACACCCTGTCCCATTTTAAAACCGCTATATTATTCTCAATCACGGAGATTAGGTTCAAAACAGGGTCTAACGGTGCGGTGAATGCCGAGCCTGTTATCAGATATGGATATGATGGTAAGTCCGTCAAGTTCTGAAGGGCGTTTCCGAATACGTTGTATGTCGGGAACTTCAAATATATGGTAGTCCCTATTCTATCGTTATTCACCGCTTGGGTGAATATAGCACCGTCAAGCCTGTAAAAATCATCTCCTATGTTATGGGCGGCTATAGTTGTTTGATACGCACCCCTTCTAATGTAAGTCCCTATCGTGTAATTGTTGGGGGAGTCAAGGGTAACATCTTGAAATGATATTAATTCGTCATTAATGATAGAAAGGGTGTTGAAGTTGTCTGCGTTTTCCTGTGAGCCTCCGTTTAACACGCCCTCGCTCCTTGTCATGTTGACGGAAAAACTGTTTACCGTGTCTGGATCCAACCCTATCGGCAGCGTTGTTGTTAAAACACCGTCCTTGCACGGATTTAAAATAGAGCCTATTTTATTAAATGTCGAGTCATCCTCTGAAGCCCATATCTCAGCACCAGCGAACACGTTTGGAAGTCCAGATGCTCCTATCCATAATTCAATTTTAGTGCCGGAAAGTAAATCTATGGGCGGCTCGAAAATAAGAGGCGTATTTATATTGCCAGCGAGTTCTCCGGTTACAGCAACTGTTCCTCCTGTTACTTGGGTATTTGTTTTAATGGCGTTTGAAATGCCAGGTGGTGCGTCCTCCGCAATAATAGTTATTTTTCCAGAGTCGTTATTATCCGTTATTTCGGTAATTCTTACCGGAGTTGAATTCAGATCGGTTTCGGGGTCTGTTAACGTAATATAGTCAGTCGGCTCCAAAAGGCAGTATTTCCACGTAACCTGAAACTCATACTCATTCATTGTATAGAGCTGTCTTTGAAGAATTAACTGAGATACAAAGCGAGCTAGGGATGAGTTTGTAATCTCGTAGGCTTTCACAACTGGAAACTCCCTTAATCCGTATTTTTTCTATAGCCTCCAAATCTTGGGCGGTTGTTGTCTCCACATTGTACTCATTAGCCTTATTAATGTATTCAATGGTAACGCTGTTAAAAGCGTCTTTTCTGTTCTTTCTTCTGACTATAACAGGGTCTTCACCTTCTGAGGGGCAAAAGTCGTCTTCTGTCAAATCGTATTTTGCGGTAACATCAGGGGTGAATGTTACGTTATTTCCTGTTATCGCCTCACTTCCACGAGGCGTTACCTTTAGAATCCCCTCCGACATGTAAATATCCGAGTTGGTAATCAGCATTAATCTTTTAACCGTGTCGGCTGATTTTTCCTGCTCTTCATAAGCCGGAGAAAGAAGTATTGAATTTGCAATGCAGTAATTAGAGTATTGAGTCAGCGTGTCGATGTTTGAAGCCAAAAATCCAACGCCGTAAGTCGTATTTGATAAAAAATCTCTTAATATTTCCTTTGGGTCTGCATCGTATATGGTATATCCAGAGCCACCTCCTGCCCCCCCCTCTTCCGTTAATTTAGAAATATATTCTATATTGTTGTCAACAATCAGAACGGGAATGTCCATAAGCGTACAGTAAACATCAGTTCCCAGCCCCGCTATATCACCTGAAGCGTTTAAATCAGGGAAACCGACACTAAAATCAATGGTCGTAACGATAGCACCGTCTGAAATCTGAACCGATGAAATGCTCGTGCTATGAGTAACGTAAAGATAAGCCCCTATAATAGCCATCTTGGAAACATCGTCCGGCATGTCTATTTCCCACAAAGTAGTGAAAGAAGTATTGACTTTTGTTATTTTCACTCTCTGCCCTACTGGGGCGTATATCGTATCATAAGAGAAAAACAAGTCAGTGCCATCGGTGATTATCTGGTGCAAAGGGTACGTCATGTCATGGGCCACATGGTTGGCAATTCCTGTTATTGGTGCGCCCACAAAGTCATATTCTGCAACATCCTTATGATTATTGCTGCTTGAATACCTTATTCCGTAAATCTTCGCACCGATTATTGCAAAGCTGTTAAAACCCCTGCTCGTACCTCCCCAAATCTCTGTTATATTTACTTGGGTTGAGAGGTCAGGAGTAAGGGTCATATATGAGACTATATCAGCATTAATAATGCCTGATAATGAAAACATTAAAACTCCATACGTTGAATCATATTCAATATCTCTCAACGTCTCAGGATTACCAGCGGTAGCTCCCATATCGTGAGAGGTTTGAATGCCGCTCGTTATATTATATTTATGAATGGTTCTTTGCCCGCTTATGGCAAAAATCTCATCATTGAAATAAACCATCTTGGACTCCAAGCCCCATCCCGAACTTCCCGCCATTGCCGTTATGGAACCAGCGGCATCCATTCTGCTCAATCCAAATGTTTCGTTAACAAAATAAATATATGTTCCTCCGTCCGACACCAATCTCGTTATCGCTGAAGAGCCATTCGGCTCTACATTTCTTACTTGAGTGAGTGATTGATATGCCATTGGCGATGAACCTCCAGCCCCCGTTGAATTGAGCGCAAGCAATCCTGTCACATCAAAGGATATAGCGGGAATGCTGTAAGAAGCACCCAGGTCGAAATTGGCGGCGGCTGCATGGCATAGACCTTGATAACCCAAAGCCCTTTCTGGATGATTATTGGTCATATAAGACCACGGAGTTTGAGTTGGGTATGTTCCAAGAAACTCGGTGAAAAGTGCTGGCACTGTTGCGGGTGCTGTGTATGTGTAGGTAATAATTACGGGTTTTCCGACCAAAGAGGAATTAAATAAAAGATTCCCCTGAGACGGGATGGTGTAATCTGTTGTGATTACATACTCCAAGCCGCTATCCGTGTTCACGACCTTATCAATGGAGACGGTATAGGCGGCGTTTTTAACCGCTATTTGAACAGGGGCTGTTGATGGAATGGTGTAATTTTCGATCGCCTCATAATTAACGCCTTTTGTCGCCCCGCTGATTGCGGTCGCATTATATGATTTATCAATCCATGCGGCATTTATTTTAGTTGCGGTTCCCTCACATAATCCGCAGTCAAAAGAAATCGTATAGGTATATGTGGTGTTTGAACTTACGGTCTTTGAGCTTCCACCCTTTCCCGTTTTTGTTGTTGTAGTGGTGGTATGCGGAATTGCGGTGAAATCAATATAATCAATGAGGTTCGCTGTTATTTTATTTCTTCCGTAAAGCAGAGTCCTTGATTTCCCAAAAACCGATGTGGTGAATTGAATCCCAGCCGCCCTCGATGCGGTTGTTGATGTTCTTGTTGTTTTTCCGCCGAATAATCCAGACATCAGTAGCCCTCCATAACGGGTTTCCAGTATGAATGAAATCTCCCTTTCAGTTCAGCATCGTTAATGTCTGATACAATAACCCCCTGCCCTATATAAGCATGAATTAACTTGTTGTCAGGCAATACCAAAGCTCCATGAGCCGCAACCCTTCCGAATTTAAACATCGCTATATCCCCAGGCTCCGGGTCTTCTGTCTCAACACAAAACATTTTAATCCACTGTAAAAAAGTGTCTTTATGACTGTTCAATGCAAAATCAGAGGGGTAATACCCTGTGTCGAACTTCTCAATGAGCCCGCAATTACCAAACCATTCGATAAAAACCTGCCCGCAATCCACCCCCGCACCCTTGACTTTCTGCATGTGCCTGTGGGGAGTACCACGCCACGATAACGCCTCTTGTATAAGTTCTTCTCTTTTAGTCATAATTAAGTCACTGAGTCCGGCGGCGGCACATAAGGCTCTCCGCTGAACTTGGTTAAATTTGAAAATTTGGTGTCGCATGTACCCATATTCTTATCACATCCTTGATATATGGTAAACGAGTCCCCTGTTGCCGGAGCTTCGGTAAACGGGAATGAAACGGTTATATCCATTGTCCCGCTCGTGATATTCGACCTTACCGAGCGTTTTTGTCCCGTTAGGTTTCCTGTTGTGAACTCCATATAACCAAGTGCGAAAATATCGTCATCCGCAACCATTGATGTTTTAATCAATGAATCGGTTGATGCTGCGAGAGTTACTGCGGACGATGCAAAATTCTCTTTTAAAAGACCGCAGTTCGCATCATATAGTACGTGCTTGCATGATGTTGAATAAAGCCTCCGAGGCATCATTATGTTTAGTTTGACGGTTTCTGAGTCAACTGTTGTTGATATTGCGTTTCTCGTGGGAACGCTTGCCCCGACTTGACCGCTAAAATGAATAAAGCCTCCTTTTACCGTGTATTCCCCTCCTGTAAATTCAAGAAAAACCCTCTCCAGTTTTAGTTCGGCATCGTCAAACCATCCATTTCTGAAAGCAAAGACCCATGATTTACCGTTTATCTGGTCTTTTGGCACAATATTAATATCTAAAGTATCGACCTGAACGCCTATTTTCTTTTTTATATCGCCTCTCTCGATTATTGTTGAATTTCCTGTAAAGGAAAAAGTAAGATAAGTTATATTCTCATCGAAAGTCGTGTACCTCAATATAGTTCCGTCCTTTAACGTGAACGTGAAACAATCCGCAATGATGAACTGATTGTTAGCGGCTAGAAATGGCTCTAATACAGCGTTTTCAATCATAGCATTTTGTTTGTTGGTGAGCCTTTGAAGCTGATTACATCAAGATTCCATAACTTGTGCATGAAAAGATTGAAATTAGCCATATCCTCAAGAAAGGTAACTCGGTAATAAAATGTTCCCGTCCATGTGATTACAACACCTGCGCCGGGCGGGGTGTTGAAAGTAACGACTCCGAGGGTGTCCACGCTGTAATTTGCCGGAGATTCAATAACGTCATCAAAGTATATATTGGTGATTGTATTAATGTTTTGAGTTGGCTCCGTGAATCCGTATGTTGATCCGAGCGTTCTTGTAAGCTGAAAGACAGTCTCAACCGCATCGCCCGTTCCAAATACCTGAGCCGTTGCGGTGTTGTCTTCTTGATTATCGTAGAGAAAAGAATCAAAAGAGCCATGACGGGCGTTAAAAAAGCCCATGAACTCCGCAAGTTCCGTACCCTTCGGTGTTATTACCGTGGCACTCCCAATGACTTTACCCGCTCCGCCGTTATGAAAAGCTGTTATTTCAGTTCCCGTTAAAACCCTGCTCCATAATCCCATCTCGTCAGTTTCGCCATTAAACCAAGAAGACCCTGTTGCGTTCCATAAAGTCCCCATTTTAGTATTTGCTGAAGTTTGGGCATAAGTGAATGTCCCGCCAACGTCAAACACCCCATCAACGTAAATGCTTATATTTCCCGCCCCATCACAGGTGAATACCACACTATGAAATGTGCCGTCACAAACTATTGCGCTACCCTGCGTAAAATGGTCAGAACCGTCCCACCATTCAATTACAGCATTTCCACCATTTATTCCAAAATGAACATGAGCGTTTACGGCATCTCCTGTCCCAATAACAACACCCTTTATGTTTTGAAGTGCGATACTTGTTCCCGTGTCGCTTGATTTTATCCACATCCCCAATGAAAACGCCTGATTACTTTTCATCTCAGGTATATCGGTCGGAAGCTCCACCCGTGAAGTTGCTCCGTCAAATATAGCAGAGGCGGTTCCGAGTTTCTGAGTAGATGTGTTATATGTTATAGCGGTCGGTGTTCCATTGTTTACCCCCTCTGAGTCGGTAACATCTGAATCAAAAGACCAAGAAGAAACCATACCTGTTGTTAAGAATCCACCGGATGAACCTTGAGAGCCAAGCGTTTTATCAGACCTTAGAAACTCAAAGGAATTTGAAAGCTCCCATATCGGGTAAGCCCCATATCTGCCCCTGATTGAATTACCGGACGTGGAAATAGCCTTTTTTATGTTATGCATTGGCTTCATGGGAATGTCCCACGTTAGACCGGGGAAATTGGGGAATACTACATCACTCATACGCCTGCGAAATTACGGTTTAATTTGTTTAATCCACCTGTCAGGGCATCGGGGTTCTTGGTGAACCAGTCCTTTACGCCTCTAACGTCCATGGTGTGAATGTTAATCGTGTTGCCACCGCCTCCGGTCATGTTCCTGATTGACTCGGCATGTTTTGCGGGTAATACCATCTCTTTTTCATGCAGTTGGGTTATTGGATTTACACCAGCCGGAATATCATAACCTCCACGTGCGGAGGCGATATTGGAAGCCACAGCCGCAACTCCGGCGAAGGCAGCCCCGGCAGCCACGGGGGCAAGCACCGGACCGACTACTGGGATAGCCGCTATTGCTGCGTAAGCCCCAGCGAAAGCCTCCCAAGCACTAATCATCACGTTCTTTATTCCCGTCCCGATTGCCAAAACGATTGACTTTGCAGCCGCCCCAGCCTCTATAGCTCCTCTGGCAGCAGTTCCGCTTGCCGTTGCGTTGGTTTTCATGGCTTCCGCCACTATCCAGTTTTGAGCCATATCGAAGGCTATATTAACGAACTTAGCCGCTATTGAATCAAGTATGGAAAGCATTGCATCCCTGAAAGTCATTGTTCCCTGAATCATGGAGTTTGTCGCTGATTCCATGGCGGAACGAATGGGGGCAAGCATTGCGGTTATCGATTTTCTCTGGTCTTCAATTAATTTCTTTTGAGCCGCCGCCTGTGCGATTATTATGTCGTTGTTTAGTTTTACCTGTTGGTTTGCACTCTGGATATTGAGTGCTTCGAGGTCTGCCGTGAGCCTCTTTTTAGCCTTTAAATCATCTCCGTATAAAGCTATTTTTTCCTTGATGGTGTCCCTGTTTATCTTGATTTCCTGTTGGGATATTTTCAATTCCTCTTTTAAAGCCTCGACCGTTGATAATTTTCCCAGCGCAACGCCCAGTCTCAAAGCCTCCCTTTTAGATTCAAGCTTCAGAATCTCTGTTCTTCTTCTCTGGTCTATTTCTATGGATTGCTCCTTTAATTCAGCGGCGGAAGCCTCTTTGGCGACTTTTTTAGTTGTCCCCGTTGTCTCCGGCAATACAACGGTTTTTGGGGCGGGGGCAACTTTATACACGTCCATTGCCTTTTTCGACCCTTTTGCCGCTATATCCCCTATGTTATTAAAGGTGTCATCTATTGATTTCTCCATGTCAGACATCGTTTTATCGAATGAATCAGACATTCCCTTAAATGACAAATCACCGAGTTGACTAAAAACCTTATCTATATCAAGGGCTGTTTTAGTTGCGGTGTCTTTAGCGTTGGCAAGGCTTTCGTTTAACGCCTTTGCCATTCCATCGGCATCAAAGACAAAAGCGGAATTAATGAAGGTAACCATGTTGGAAACGGTCGATAGGAATAATTTCTGAAACCTGAAAAGGGCTTTTATTATCGGGGTGAAAATGTCAAGGCTGTTAAAAGCCTGTACTATTGCCGTGGTTCCGATGGACAGAACCGAAAGGAAACCTTTTACCGCTGCGCCGCCCATCATTATTGCTGTGCTGAGATTTATCATGGTGAACTCAATGTCATCCAGTACAGTCTTGAATGTAACTATCTGATTTTGGCTTTCAATTCCAAAAGCGTTCTGAATTGCTTTACTTGCCAAAGACATCGCATTCCATACTGTATCCCCGAAAGCTCTGAAAACACCCGCTGTTGCAGTTACGACCTCTCCCATGTCCTTTATGTTACCGGCGATAAGCCGTACAATGCCAGCCAAGCTTCTTGTCGTTCCGTTTGCAGTATCAATTTCACCGATATATATTGTCGCTGCGTTTCTTAGCTCAATAAAAGAACCGGAAAGTGTTCGCATTGCGAGTGCCTGTTTTTTCATTGAAGCCAAGAAAACAGGGTCAGTCCAAGCCTTGAGCATTTCCTCTTTTGTGATTTTAAGCTGTCCGGCGAGTTGTTTTAACTCTCCTCTTGGAACTCCCATTGACTTAGCGAGTTGATCCATGAGAATAGGTGAAGCCTCCGCAAC